GTTTTTAGAATCTGTTCTTTCGAGTATTAATTGCAGATCAGTTCCAGAGATACTTGTTTTAAGTATATATGGAGTGCCGCCACCCGTGTCTCCTAACATTGCTTTTAGCTTTGATAAAGGTGCAATTACCTCTGGGTCAATTCCAGCATTCCTATTATCACCAACCATGGCCATTGTAGGACCAAATGCCAAACCACCCTCTGCAAGTGCAGGGGCTTTTAATTGACTCTTAACAAATGTACCTAAAGCAACCAATGCAATACCAGCAGCAATTGCACCAACACCACCTAATGTTTCTAATGCAATTTTAATATTTAAAGCAGCAACACCAGCTGCTATAGCCATTTTACCAAATTGTACTAAAGCATCAGCAATAGGCATTAAAATCATATTAATGGAAAATCCTGCTCCTGCTAAAGCATTACCAAGTTGTTCTCCAAGAGCAAATGCTACTTCGGTTAAAGTATTTTCTACTAAGTCTGTTAATTGATCATTTAACTTTTCAATATCAATCATTGTTTTCTCAATCTGATATTGAGCATCAGTCATTGGTTGAACAATACCTTCCGTTATAGCACCTTTTACAATAGTACCTACTTCTTCAGATGTATTACCTAAATCTCTCATTGATTGAGAAACACCACCTATAAAGCCTGTAATTTTTTGTATTTTTGCAGCTATATTATCTGTAAATATTTCTTTAAATTCTATTTCTTTTGGTCCACTAAATTGAGGCAAAGGAGTAATATCTAAATCTCTATTTTCAATCTTATCCCATTGTTCATTTACTTTATTTAAAGTATCCTTTAAATAATTATATTTTTCTGCTAATTGTATTGCATCGGTAGATAAAGCACCTTGTGTTAAAACTACATTTTTATATTTTTCTTCAGTATCCTTTAATTGTTCATTTAATAACTCGTATTTTGTCTTTACTTTATCTGTACTATTATTTAAATTGTCATTATTTGTTACTTCTGTTTGTTTTGTTCCCTGTAATGCATCTAATTGACTTTGATATTTAGTAATCTCGTCTTTTAAATTTTTTACAGTCTCAGAGTTTTTACCATATTTTGCAGAGCCTTCTTCTAAAAAAACATTTAAATCTTTAACCTTATTACTAAGGTTTTCAATTTTTTCAGCTTTTAATTTATCGTTATAAAGAGTTTGTTTATCAGTTAGTGTTACAAGACTTGCTTCTGTTTTATTATAAGCATTTTTTAATGTTTCAATTTTAGTTTTTAATGCATCAATATTTGCGCCTTGAACATCATATTGCGTACTTACATTACTTCCAAATCCAGTTACAGGACCTTGTTGCTGCTTTTGAAATTTAGTTCTGTTTTGTTCTGCAATAAATAATTGCTCTTCTAAATCAAGTAATTTTTTTTGTTGTTTTTCAAGAACTCCTTGAGCAGCTAATACTTTAAATTTATTTTGTAAAGCAATATTCCCTTTTTCTTGTGCAATTCTTACTGCATCAATACTACTTGCTTCTTCTAATAAATTAGGTAAATAATCCGAGTATTTAGTATTTATAGTTTCAAGTGCTTTTGATCTTGATATTAAACTTGCATTTGCATCTTGAAGAACATTCATTAAACTATTAAACTCTACACTTTCTTTTCTTGCATTTTTAGCACCAACAGACAAATGCTCGTTAAAAGTGTCCATTGGCTTGGAAGCATTATTGTAATCATTAACTAATAATCCAACGGCAATTGCAGCCGCAGCAATCACAGTAATCCATCCACCAGTAGTTAATGCTAATGTTTTAGTAACTTTATCAAATATTACAAGTTGTCTAACCGCTTGACCCATTACATAAATGAATGTACCTAATGCAGAGCCAACTTGTCCTATAATCCATGCTAAACCACCAAATATTGCTATATTTTTAGTTGCACCTAATATAAACTTTTGCATTCCATCTGATAAACTTCCAAACCAATCAGACAACATATTTATCCTTTCAGTCACACTATCTATCACCGCTTCTAAATCTATATTTTTTAAAATGGCTTTACCCATTTCAGCAGAGGCAAATTTTAAAGCATCTCTCAAGTTGTCAAATTGATTTCTTATGCCGCCTGTTGAATTTAATACTTCTGGTAAAACCGCTAAAGATTCGGTTAAACGCATAGCAAACTCTTTAGCACCAACACCGGTTGCTCTTACCGCCTCAATATTATCTGTATTAAATGCTAATTTTAAAGCTTTGCCAATTAAAGGAACGGCAGATTGAATAGGCTTAAAATCTTCTGCAAGAATCCTATTCTTAGAAATCATTTGAGTTAACTGGTATTGTACGGCTTCTAATTCTACCGCACCACCACCAGTTGTAGCAATTGCTTTACCAAATGTTTCTAATATCTTTCTTGCTTGTTCTGCCTGTAAACCTACCGCTTGTAATCTAATACTACCTCTAACTGCCTCTTCAAAGCCTAAACCTGGTAACTTTGCACTTTCCTTTAATTTACTTAATTCTTTTCCTGCTTCACTTGTACTACCCATCACCGCTGCCATGCCCCTCTCTAACTGATCCATAGAGGCTGCTGCATTAACAAAACTTGAACCCATAGCAATTATAGGTCCTGTAAATCCTAATGTTACACCTCTACCAATAGCTAAAGCCTTTTGGCTAAATGCGGCCATATCCCTACCAACTACCTTTAATGCCCTTTCTAAAGGACTGGCATCAGCACGAATTTTTATAGATAGTATTCCTTGAGCCATTATAGTATTTCTTTAGTTAGCATTGAGTTACCTTTAACCAACGTGTCCATTAAATCCATTTCTTGATAATCCCTTTCTGTTAAAACCCTTTGTTTAAAGTTATGATCCCACGGAAATTTTATAAGATCATTAGGCTTTAAAGTTTTATGTTTGCCAACATAAGGTAACATTGCATTAAATGCAATAAACCTTGATTGTTCCCAGCTTAGTCTATATTGATTGTTTACAGAGTTATAATAACCATCAATTTTAATCATTAATTCTCTCCAATCAAACATATTCATTTCATCCGGTGTCATCTGTAATTCACCCAAACACATTTTTTCAATATCCTCAATCTCAAGAGGTTTTGCGTTTGGGTTACTTAGTTTTTTTCGTTTTCAGTCGAACCGCCTCCCATACTTTGAGCAACTAAATCACTAAAATCTTGTAGCTTGTTATAATCATCAACCATTTCACAGAAGGATTCTAAATTGTAAGGATTATCTTTTCCTTCTCTTTTATAGCCATTCTCTACCCCTAAATAAATAACTTCGTACAATAAACTCAAATCATCATCTAAAGCTTCTTTAAATAATGAGAATTTAATGTTTTTTTTCTTTAAAAATAAACTCAATGCATATCCACCTAATTTAAAAGGAATTTCATTTTTGTTTATTTCAATGTGATTTACCGATACCATAAAAAAAGTTTATTGATTTATAATTGGATACTAATGAGAGTTGACAAAGTGTCAACCCCCAAATAGTATCGGAAAAATTTATGCAGTTGTAGCAGTAACAATGTTAGAGTATTCCCCTGTTCCTGTAGCATTTATAGCAGCAACCCTAAAGTTGTAAACCGTTCCAGTAATTAAACCAGTTACCGTAGTAGTAAGATCAGTAGATACACCATCTGCAAATGTCAAATATGTATTTGAATTACTTGTCTTGTATTGAACAAGATAATCTGTAATTGGGTATCCACCGTTAGGTGTAGGAGCAGTCCAAGTTAATGGCATAGTTGTAGTTGTCGGTGTTCCAGCTGATGCAGTTGGAGCGGCAGGAACAACCTTAGTGTATCTTGTAACCGCACCATTTACTCTTAAAGAACAAGAAGCAGTAACACTTTCTTGATTTGCAGCACTCAAGGACAAACTTTCAATAAAGGCATTAAATGTAAATATAGAATCACCAGTAACATCTGATGTATATGTACATACAATGGATGTTCCCGAATCCCAAGAAGAAAATAGTGTGTTAAATTTTGTATTTGCACTTGCATCACCAATATCAGCAAACATTAATTCAGTTGAAAATGTAGCTGATTTTTGTCCAGGACTAACTTCTACCCATGCAGATGTGTTATCCTTGTGTGCGAGTTCTCGCATTGCTCTTGTTAAATCTAATGTATCAGATGTTGAATACGCAACCGCAACACCATCTACATATAATCGCAACAAAGAACCGTTCATTATTCCAGTTGTAGCCATTTTGTTTTATTTTAATTTTGACTTAATCTTGTTTCCTTTTTCCATTTCCGTATCGTAATTTATGTCATGCTCGTCAACTTGCATTTGTTCCATTAACTGTTCTTCGTTGACAATTATTGGTACATAAACTACTTCCTTTTCTGGCTCTTTTGTAGGCATAATTTCTACATCAGCACCTTCATAAAGTTTAGCAACACCTAATTTATATAAAGATGACGCAAAAGTATCTAAGACCTCGCATACATCACCTTTCTTAAAATTATTATGTTCTTTTAAAAAAATTATTCTCATAGTCTGTTTATTTTAAATAAGAAATCTATTGCTATCCAATATATTTTGTCTTCCATTACAGGATCACCAGTCGTTTCATCTTCAAATATACACCAATCTAAATTAACTGAATTATAAGTTCCTCTTAGGTTATCAAATTTATTTCTTAAAGCTATGGCAACATTTTCACTTGTGTCATAATTTTTGGAGTAAACAAAAAAAGTAACCTTAACCATATCCAAAGGACTAACAATATTTTTTACTCTTGTGGGTTGAGTGTTAACTTT